TGTTCTCTAAACTTGCTACCCAGATATCATTATGAAAATAATTACGACATACATCAGTTCCCCAATATTGTAGTATCCATCGTGGAGTAATGTCCATACCCAAACGATTGCTCCACCATTCATCTTTCTGTTCACGCCAACCTCTGCTGGCTTTTGTCGTGCCTTCTAGATATTCACGGTTCCAACCAAAGATTACTGCTATCGCATCTTTAAGGCTAGATGCGAAACTGATTCGTTTAAATCCGTGATGTGTTGTGAGATAGTCAGCAATTGTGTCTTTGCCTGACCCGATTAGTCCGGTGATTCCGATAATCATATATGAAAATGCTCCTGAAGTACTTATTATACTACAGGAGCAACACAAAATAAACTGTTTAGGTTATCCCTGTACCCATGTCAATGGTTGACTGTAGTCTACATATTTCTTCAATTCTTCAATCAACAATTCCATTCCAGCTTTGCCTTCTGCTTTCATAGCAGTGCCATTCAATGTTGTACCGCCACCTGGACCAGCGATAGTCCCAAACTTCTCACGGGCTTCACCAATCATAACTTTAAGATTAGCTAAAATAAAGTCACCAATCCATACTCCAGCGCCCGGATCTTGTAGTAATATTTCTTCTGTCTTTTGTACGTCAGCCCATATCAATACACGCTCCCCAGATCCTTTTGGATCACGAACAATACGCAATATCTTGGACACTGGGTTGAATGTGTATGTTACATAACCACCGAACATACGTGCTGCTAACTCAACATAACCTGCATAAAAGTCATATGTTGCCATACCACCTGCATAGTTATAGTTAAGCAAATATGTATTCAGAATAGCACTACTGAACGGATCAAAACTGCTGCTTGACGGGCCAGTTTCTAGTCCAATTGTTCTACGGAAAATACTTCTTACATTGATAAACTCAGCAGGAAGAGTATAAGTATCTACATTCTTTTCAATGGTCATTAGAATATAAGATTCTTCCGTAGCGGCTTGTGCCCGTTGACGATAGACCTTGATAGCGTAGTTGTATGCTGCTTCGTAATGTTGAGGATCCAATTCAATATCAATCATCCCGTCGCCAAGACGATATCTAAGATTACTGAATAATCCCTCTTTTAATTCTGATAAAGTTAACCCAGTTGGAGTTGAAAGAACAGAAGCGGTTGGATATGTTGACATAAGAGTTACCTAATAATACTATTTATCAGGTAACACTATGGTTCGTGTATTACAAGTCGCCGTCTTTACGATTTTCGCTGTAAAATGCGTCAAACTTTCCACCGGGATAGCGTGATTCTAGTTTACGAATATTCTCAGCAATCACATCATTAGGGTCAAGATTCAATGCACGACATGCATTAATCCAGTACCACATAATGTCACCGAGTTCACGCTTCATATGAAAAACATTATCGTCAGTCAATGCTTTACCTTGAAAAATGATCTTTTTGGGCACTTCAATAAACTCACCACTTTCTGCTGCTAATCCAAAACATGCTGTAATTAGTAATGGAATATTAACATCCGGTCCATGTTTCATTTCACCGTCAATTAACTCGTAGTTGGCATCTAAACGGTCTATTGTATCATGGAATGTAGTCAAGTCATTACTAGCTTGACTTGTAACGGCTTCTACAAAATCTTTGTATTTGTTTAAATCAATATTCATGGTGTTGTTGCGGTGTCAATTGCAATGACACCCCCTAGAAAAATCTGTAGCCAGCCATTTGTTAGTTGTCCACCAAAAAGTAAACTTAACCCGCCTAAAATATTCAAACCAGCAACTGTATATCCAATCGTTTTACGGTTACGATCAAACCATATAAAAAATTTATCTGTCATACTAACTCCTTTATTCATAAAAATCCAACAAGAGTACAACTCGCTCTTTGTTGGTACGGTTCCAAGCATTGTGTATTTTTCTATCGTCAAAAATTACCATTTTACCAACTTCCCAAATAATAGTTCTATCCTCAACTTCTAAAGCACAATCGCCCTCGGGAACTTCTAAGCCCAAATGTGCTCTTAAAAAATTACCCTTATGACCAAAATGAGGGTATATTATAGTGTTAGGTTTTAATCTACTAAATCCCGCAGTACCGTGACCATTGGGAAAAACTTCGTTTATTAGATTAGCGGTGAAGGGACAATTATGATTTTTCTTTTCTTCACCGTTTGGCCAATTGAATATCCCGTGCACTTCCCACCCATTATTATAAATGTTATATTCAGGCCAATCTTTCATGTTATTTTTTATACCAAGATATTCTTCGTATATCTTTTCCCATGAATCTTCAAATGCCTTTATGAATTCATACATTATACGTAATCTTTAAACATTTCTTTTCTTCCTGCTACACCCAATTCAGCTTCCAATATCTCTTTAGCCCTCTGCATCATGGCACAGGCTAACATCAATATTTCATTTCTGTCATCAGTCATTGCTATTGACTGGTCAATCATAACCATGATCTCCGTCATTCGTTGTTGTACCTCTTGTCTGTTCATTTTAAAATGCTTTCAAAATAATCATAGATTCGTTGAATCTGCCATTTGGGACTGCTCCGACTGCTTTAATATCTTTGAAATACTTACGTGCCGCGGGCTTGCTCCCCATCACTTCTTTGATTTGCTCACCGGGCTTACGTAATGTTTTCATCTCACTAGTATTGGCATCAAACCCTAGCAAGGTGTTACCCTTAATACTAAACACCTTGCTATAATCGTCAGCAATGTAGTGATGTAATTTACGCTTACCAGTATCATAAACCCACGCTTCACTTGCTCCGTGAAGTTTTGTAGGATGTACACTAACTAAATCAAGTTTAGCTTGAACATCTTTGAACAACTTCAAGTATTTCAGTTTAGCAACAATCTTCTCAACAGGAACTGCTTTGCGCTTACGTGGAGCCTTGCTTGCTTTCTTAATGCTAATGTAACTGTTCAAGTCACCTAGCACACCTTCAATGAATTTGAGAATGCTACGAATCTGAATCTTACCTAAGAATGCATAGCCCTCTTTTAGAGACTCGTCACCGTCACTTAGGCGTTGGAATTCATCTTGCTTACGCTTCCAGATTTCAACGATGATTGGGATATGCTGTGGCATGACATTGTATTTTGCAACAATATCAACTGTCTTTTCCGACGCTTTGCCTTTAGTAACAAAATCGTCAATCATCCCTTCCATTTCACCCGCGGCATCTCGTGCCTTTTCTTTCAGAATTTCCTGAATGTTAGGGCGTGCGGCAACCACTTCTTCTTTTACAATACTAGTCGCACTAGTTTTTACCTCTGTTTCCGTCAATGATTTGACAAGTCGTCCAATATCATTTTGTAATGTAAGTTCTTCATGCTCAGTCAATTCCAAACCGCGCATTGTCATACGTGCTACCCAGCACAATGTAATAATAAATTCGCTTTCATGGACCTTACGAATTTGTTTAGCTTCATCAGTTCGTTTATTGTAATCCAGATATTGACACAATAGTTCTTTTGCGTCTTTTTTAGTATAGAATCGGGTATACCATGTAAAACTTCTAGCAAGTGCTGAAAATCTTGCTTCGGGTTCGGGCTGGGTCGGGAAGAATGGTTCTTCACCCATATATTTTGTGTCAGCGTCCCTAGGGTTTAGTGCTTTGACAAAATGGTCATCTGTTTGCTTACGTGTAGCCATGAATTACTCCAAAGTTTCAATTGAATACGTATTATAGCACAAGAACCATTTAGTGTCAAGTTTTTGGTAATACGCCGTCGTCTGTATTTACGATAAATAAGTGATAAGGTAGGTTAATTATGCCCCGGCTTTCACTTTGGCGTCCCAATAAAACTAATGATTATAACTTTTTTGATAAGATAATATCAGAACAGTTCACCGCAGGTTCCACGGATTTGTATGTACATAAGTATATGGGTCCTACAAATCAAGGTCCATCCATTGATGCTACTCAACCTGAATACGATGTATTAAATCCAACTAATATACAAGACTTATTATTCTTGGAATATCGTGATAGATCATATGATCCAAATATCTACCGTTTACGTGGACATTATAATGTTCAGAATTTAGACTTTGATCTAAGTCAGTTTGGATTGTTTTTAAACAATGATATTATATTCATTACGGTTCACTATAATGATATGATTCAATTAGTTGGTCGCAAATTAATGGTAGGAGATGTAATTGAGTTACCTCATTTATTAGATTACAATCCACTAAACGAAACCATACCTGTTGCACTAAAACGTTTTATGCAGATTACTGATGCTAACTATGCAAGTGAAGGATTTAGTCCAACTTGGTTCCCTCACTTATGGCGTATCAAATGTGAACCACTC